CATCTCTCTTATCTACTTTGATTGTGTAATTAGTTCTTCCTCCATTTTCTATATCAAGAGAAGATATATCGACTGTGTTGACAAAAGTCGTTCCCATTCCATCCACGCCCATAGCACTTGTGCTATTGCCTGAACCTGTAATTTGTGCACACTTATCTGTACCTAAATTATAACATGAATTACCAGACGGCATATTAGCAGGGCCCTGTCCACCCCAATCAATGTCCATGTCACCTTCTTTATTTGAAGATACATATCCAGCATCGCCGTCTAAAATATCACCTGAGTCTACGTTAGTAACTGTATTTGTTGTCGTGGTTGTTTCTGTTGTCGTTGTTACAGTATAACCATCCGCTTCATATTCTATTGTTTCTGTAATTGTTTCGTCTATTATCTCTTCAATAGTAGGAGTACAAAGTCCAACTGTGTCTGTTGAACAATCTACAGCTTTACTAGAAAAGGATAGGGAAACCGATATACAAAGCCATAGCCATAAATAAAAACTTCTGGAATTCGCCATCGCTTACATCCTCATTTACATTAATTTTTAAAACATCTTCATCTTTAAATACCGTACTACCTTCTGGTATCATATCTGGATTTGATTTCCATTTTTCTAAAGCTTCATTTCCAATAGATCCCATATATGGTGGTGGAGTCCCTGCCATAACTAAACTATCAAAAACACGGGCGTCTGTCGCTAAGAGTGAAATTGAGGCAACTTTAAGGCCACTGGCATAAAGCTGGCGAGAAAGCTTCAAAAGTTGACACAGCTCGTCGTCCACTACTACGCCTGTAGCGATACCAAGTATATTTGTTTGTATTGCACCTGACGTTGCTACCTTACAAATATCAGAATTATTTACAACAACACTTGGAGCATTTGCGGTAGGTACACTTTTATCCGTCACTACGGTAGAACTCACCGTGTTTGTATCTGCACCTTTAGCGCTAGTAATTGCACTAAAAATTAAAACAAAACACAATACAAAAAAAAGAATTCTCATTTAACATTTCCAACGTTTTCTTGCTTGTCGTAATCTTGAATTTGGATTAGCTGCAGCTTTTGGAAACTTTTTCATCTGACCTGCACTTCTTGCGCAGTATGATTTTCTTCTTTTAGCAGCTTTAGATCCTTTTTTAACTTTACCTGTAACTGCTGTTTTTAATTTAGAACCAGGGTTCATCGCTCTATATTTTTTGACCCCAGCTTTAGTCATTCCCGCCCCAGATTTAGTGGGGCGAAAATTTTTTTTATTTTTCCTTGGTTGGTTATCAGCCATCCTAATATATTTTTTGGAACTCTGCGATAACAGTGTATGTATTGCCATCATCTACTGCAGAAGGAATTACCAAATTTACATCATTTTGATTTGAGTTAGAACTTTTGTTTGCTGGTATTCCACCAAACTCTCTAAAGTCCCAATATCCTGAATCAACAAGTGTAACTATAGGTATATCTCCATCACTATCTTCATAATCAAGGCGAGCAAATGAATCGCCGCCGTCTCCGTTTGCACAACTCCACCACAATTGTTGTATTGAAATTCTTGCAACAGCTTGACCTAAAGTGTTTGCAGCTAATGCTGACACATCACCGAAAACAGTAGTACCTCCATTACCATCAGATTGAACAACAAGTTTTATAGTAACTCTGTTGTCGTTCTGTTGCATGATTGTTGGTCCTGTAACTGTATCAGCCATAATTTACTCCTATCTTTCAATCATGCAAGTTACGTAATCAACTGTCATTGTTTGAGCAGAAGCTTCACCATTTTGAATACCGAAAGAAATTGTTAATTCTTCGTCATCAGGTAGGTTAGTTGCCGCAGATTTTAGAGGAGCAGCATTATTAATTGAATAATAAACAGCATCTCTATTTGCATCAATAAACCATGATACAGTAATAAATGTATCATCTGCCATTGTAGCAACGTCTTCAGTTGTTGTTGCTGTGTTATTTTTTTCAACTTGAAAATCTAGTCCTGCGTCGCCATCTGCACTAATGAAAAAAATACCATCTGTTACATCTAATGGTGATGTATCAGTGATATGTAATCCCATTACAAAATCAGATTGGTCAACATCATTAACTTTAAATCTTGCTGAAAAGTATGCAGATTTATTTGAAGCTAATTTAAAAGATTCACCTTTCAATTGTAAAAAGTCCAAATCATCATCAGCGTCATCATTTGTAATCAATAATTGACCGCCTGCTCCAGATGTAAGTGCTTCACTTGCATCGCCTGAGCCAGATTCAGTTGTTGTAATCGTCCAATCCCCTGCATTGTAGGTCATGAAGTCATTAAAATATCCGTAAAAAGTTTGATCTGACGGATACGGTTGGAACATTGGTTGATTCTTTTTGTACTCAGTAGCATCTGTGTTACCTGCCCATAGAATCATGTTCTGGAAATGTGGGTTAGCCATATTGCCTCCTTGGTTGTATAGCCCTTGTCATGCAGTCTCTATACACGTCTGCCTAGCCAGTGTGCACGACTATGTTAATCTAGGATACTTGTGAGAAGTGTATAATAAAAAAGGCGGTCTCGCAACCGCCTTCTTCACCTAAGAAAGATTTAGTTAATTCTTATGAACCTTGAGATCCGTATACACATCTAGGATCTGAAAAACCAAAGCTGTATCTTTCACGTGCTTTGTATCTCATGTTTCCTGTATCAAAATCACCTTCCATGCCAGTAGCAAGGGCAGCTCTTGTGAAGTGTTTAAATCCATTAGGAGCATCAGTTTTAATAAAGAATGCATCAGTATCTGATAGATAGTGGTTGATTACATAACCATCAGGTAGCATACCCATATTTCTGAGTGCGTTAATGTCATTGTCAGACGTACCGACTCTTAGAGTAGACTCTAAGATTCTATCCGCTACAAATTGCGTGTTTACTGGGATGATTAATTTTCTTCCCTGCATTGCAACTTTTAAGCCTCTTTCGTCGATAAAGCCTGCAATATCAATCATTGCTTGCTCTAATGAGGTTTCGTTCAAGTCAGCGTTAGTTGAACTTATGTTTGAAAAAGTTCCCCCTAAAGCAGTTGGGTGAGCGCTGTTTACTAAAGAAACACCGTCTCCGCCAGCAGTTGCAAATGCATTATTTAAAATGTTTGCAGCTTTTACTTGCTTTGTGTATGCCATTGAACGTGCCAATGATTTTGTGTAACGAGCCGATAAAGTATCGTACAAGTTGTCTTCGACAGCTTCCTCAGTCAAACTGAATGCTAATGCAACAGTTTCGTGAGTATATCTAGCAGTGAAAGATTCTTGTGCAGTGTCAAATTGAACTGCTGCACCTTCTTGTTTTACTGCTGCTTCGCCGAATCCAACTAACATTACTTCTTCTTCAAAAGCTCTGTCACTTGATTCATTGTCAAAAATTTCAGCATGCTCGTTCTCATAACGAGAATACTCCATACCGAACAAGGCGTTTAGGCCAGGTTCTAGCTCTTTCGCTAATTGGGCTCTATTAATCGCCATAATAACCTCCTATACGCCAGCTGTTCCAGTACTAGAACCTAATTGATGGTTATTGATCTTCACAACAAATACACTGTTGTTCCCTGCTGCTGCAGTGGAAATTGTATTGCTTGGAGTCTCATAACCAGCAACGATTCTAACCTGAAGGGTAGCTGTTGTTGTTGCTGAACTGGAATCTATTTCTACTCCAGATAGACCCGTAGTGGTACTACCAGAACCGAAAATGAGATTCGCATTTTCGTTGATGTTCGCGCCAGATAAACTTGAAGCAACTGAATCTTGTTGTACAACAAACATTTGATCAGGGTCATCTGCTACGAAAGCAATCGCATCACCAGGTGATAACGATGCTGGGAAGTGATTTTTAAAAGTCGGTTTGCTTGAAGTTGGGTCTGTATAAAAACATCCCATAAATACTCCGCATGATGCTTCACCAGCAGCCGCTACTTCAACTGTTCCGTCGTTTTTGTATTTAACGGGGTCGCCAGTGAAGATCGCAGTACTTTGGTTGTCACCTATAGAGTATTTAGTCGTTCCAGTTGTCCCACCTGGAGCCGAACCTACTTTAGCAATTGGACGTAAACCGAAAGCGGCATCTATATTAGCCATATCAGTCTCCTTTTACTTATTTAGAGACTAAAATCTTACTCATTAAGACTTTTTGCCTCCAAAAGTTACTCTGCTTTGCCTTTCCTGATGGATAGGCATGCTTGGATGCTCGTCTTTATGTAGATCATTTTCAATAGCTGCTGTCTTGTCGTTTGTAAGATTACGGAAATATTCATCTCTGTCTTCTTTTACTTCGACTGGACAACGCATTAAACCTAACCCACCGATGCCAATAACACCTTTGTACTTGCCGTCAGCGATAGATGGTAAATCCATTCTATCAGGATATTCATCTGCTTTTACAAACTCATATCCACTTCGTAACCTGCCGATAACATTTTTTTCATCAGCCATGCCACGATACTCAAGTCTTACCCACCGATGGTGAAAACCTTCTGGTGGTTCTGGTGCTTCTAAATTTGACGGAGGAACCCATCCCCTCGGTCGAGCGTCCTTTTCACGGGTTTCTTGTTTGCGTGATAGGTTTTTTATTCCTTTTGTACTCATGTTAGTTCTCCTTCACGTGTTTTGCGTACTCTTCAAGTGGCACACCAAGTTTTTTTGCAATAGCTACCTGTGACGGTGTGAGTTTCACAGTGCGGCGGCCTGATGCCGTTGTTCGAGTAGCTGAAGCAACTTTTTGCCTCGGCTTACTTTGATCCTCAAATTTATGAGGAAACTCTTTTCGAATTCTTCGATCAATCTCAGTATAATACTCTTCTGAGCTCGCGTCAAATCCTTCGTTTACTAATTCATCATGAAAAGACATTGCAGTATATGTCATTGCCTTATCTGTTCCAAACCATTTGTTATCTTCAGCCCAATCTTGAGCTTTAGGGTCAGGTCTAGCCTGTGGTTGAGCTTGTTGATTATTCCAAGGCTCTTCAACAGGTTTTTCCTTTTGAATTTCTTGTTGTTCTACTTTTCGTTTACGTAAGCTCAATCTTTCTTTTTCAATAGCTAATTGTGCTATTTTTTGTTGAGCCTCCATTTGTTTTTCAGCATCTCCATCATTAACAGCTTGAGTGTAGGCTGTTTTTAAAAGCTGTTCAGTTGATTGTAAGCTTTGCTCATCAGAGGCAACTCTTTCTTTAGTAGTCACTTGAGACATTACATTCAAATTTTTATTTTCTTCTTGAACTTTTTTTGCATATTCAATTGCTGCTTGTTCACGTCTTTCAGCTTCACGCATTTTACGTGTAAGTTTATCAATACGTCTTTTTACAGATTGAGAATACTCTTCAAGCTCTTCTT